AGCACCAGAGGCTGAGTACGGGTTCCAGTGTCAACTTACTGGCGCTGCCGACATGGCGGCGCCCTTTCAACGAGGAGACCGACATGGGATCCAGAGGTCCGATTCCGAAGAGATCGGCAGAGCGCAGGCGCCGCAACAAACCGGAGATGCCCGACACGAAGATCGCGGTCACCGGGAAGGTGAAGCGCGTCCCCTGCCCGGCCGACATTCACCCCGAAGCCCGTGGCTGGTTCCTGTCCCTGTTCCACTCGGGGCAGTCACAGCGCTACGAGCCGTCCGACTGGCGACAGGCTAGGATCCTCGCCATCATCCTGTCGAGGCTTCTGGAGTCGCCCAGGCCTTCAGCCCAACTCTTCTCCTCGTGGTGCTCGGCGGCTGACAACCTAGGCACCACCGAAGGCGCCCGTCTGCGACTTCACATCGAGATCGATCGCAAACCGCAGGCGCCGACGCTGGCCTCCGTCTCTGTGATGGACAAGTACCGCACGGCCTACAGTGATGGCGGAGGTTGAGCCGGTCTGCATCGGGCCGACGTGGCAGAAGGACCCAGAGCATCCGAGCACCTGGGCTCATCCCACCATCACGCTCGGCTGGCAGGCCATCCAGTGGGCCTATGAGTGGCTACAGCTTGGGCTTGGGCAGCCGTGGGAGTACACGCTCGAACAGCAGCGCTTCATCTGCCACTGGTACGCCCTAGACGACAACGGGCGGTTTCTCTACCGCGACGGCGTGTTCCAGCGCATGAAGGGCCACGGCAAGGACCCACTCGGCGCCACGCTCTGCGCTTTCGAGTTCGTCGGCCCCTGCCGCGTGGACCCAAGCGGCCGGACCGTTGAGGACCCGTGGCACAACGAGCATCCGGCCGGCGTGCCTCATCCACAGGCGTGGGTGCAGACGGCCGCCGTCTCGAAGGAGCAGACGAAGAATGCGATGTCTCTGCTCCCGGCCTATTTCACGAAGGCTGCGCTGAAAGAGTTCGAGATCGACCTGGGCAAGGAGATCGTCTACGCCCACCACGGGGCTCAGCGCATCGAGTCCGTGACGAGCTCTCCGCGGACATTGGAGGGCGCCCGCGCGACCTTCGTGCTCAAGGACGAGACCCAACACTGGCTGTCGACCAACGAGGGCCACGAGATGGACGCGGTCATTGAGCGCAACCTCTCGAAGTCGCCGGACGGCTCGGCGCGAGCATTGGCGATCACGAACGCTTACGAGCCAGGTGAGGAGTCGGTGGCTCAGATGGCGCGCGAAGCCTACGAGAACATCGTGCTCGGCAAGTCTGTCGACGTCGGCTTTCTCTACGACTCGCTGGAGGCTCCACCGGAGGCGACGCTGGACCCAGAGACGCTGCCGGCGACGCTCGCGGCGATACGCGGGAACTCAGACTGGCTCGATATCCCGCGAATCATCCAGAGCATCCTCGACAAGCGGAACCCGCCGAGCCGCAGCAGGCGCTTCTGGCTCAATCAGATCATCGCCACCGAAGACGCTTGGGTGACGCCGCAGGAGTGGGACGTGCTCGCCGACAGGGGCCAGCAGGTCGAAGGTGGCGAGATCGTCACCCTCGGCTTCGACGGCTCGCTGACCGACGACAACTCGGCGCTCATAGGCTGCCGGGTCTCGGACGGCTACGTGTTCACGTTCGGCGTGTGGGATCCGGAGCGGTCCGGCGGTGAGGCACCGCGCGAGGCCATCGACGGAGCCGTGCGGCAGGCCTTCGAGCACTACGACGTCGTGGCCTTCTTCAGCGACCTGCATCCGTGGGAGTCCTACGTGGACCGCTGGGCACAGGACCTCGGCGCCAAGCTGTGCGCCGCGGCGAGCCCGAAGCACCGCGTCGCCTGGGACATGAGGGCGCGGCAGAAGGAGTTCACCCTCGAGGGCGCCGAGCGCGTCCACAACGAGATCACCGAAGCAGTGTTCAAGCACGACGGCGACGCCCGGGTGCGCCAGCACGTGCACAACGCGAGGCGCCGACCGAATGCCTGGGGAACGAGCTTCGGCAAGGAGCACCGCGAGAGCAGGCGCAAGGTCGACGCCCTCGCGGCTCTCATTCTGGCGCGCATGGCCAGACATACGTACCTCGCCCTGCCGGAGCGCAAGCAACGGCGCAAGCGCAGCAAGGCAGCATTCTTCTGAGGAGGCTTGTGGCACTCAGTCAGACAGACGCAGTCGAGCAGACACAGCGGATGCTCACCTGGCGGGCAACCGAACAGGACCGCCTGGAGCGGCTGTACAGATACATCCATGGCCGGCAGCGCTTTCTCTGGCTGCCCTCGTCGGCACCCCGCGAGGTGCGCCGCATCGCCGAGATGAGCCGCGTCAACGTGCTCGGCCTCATCGTCGACTCCGTGACGCAGTCACTCTACATCGACGGCTACCGCGCTCCCAGGCAGGAGGACGAGGCGCCGGCCTGGGACATCTGGCAGCGCAACCGCCTCGACGCCCGGCAGATGGGCGTGCACCGCGCCTCTCTGGGCTACGGAGTCGCCTACGTATCAGTCCTTCCCGGGGACGTGGCTCCAGTCATTCGCGGTATCTCGCCGCGCAATATGACCACCGTCTACGGCGAGGATGAAGACTGGCCCATGTGGGCGCTGGAGCGGCGCCGCTCGGCGACGCGCGGTCAGCACCTTTATCGCCTCTTCGACGAGGACAACGTCTACTGGATGAGCGCCGGCTCCGGTAGCGAAGTCAAGTTCATTTCGAGTGAAATCCACGGTGCTGGAGTCGTCCCTGTTGTGCGCTTCATCCCGAGGTCCGACCTCGATGGAGAGGAGGCCAGCGACCTCGAGGATCTCATCCCCATCCAGGACCAGATCAACCTCACGACCTTCGGCCTGCTCGTCGTCCAGCACTTCGGCGCATTCCCACAGAAGTGGATTGCCGGTTGGTTGGCCGAAACGGAAGACGAACGGGTCCACGTCTCCGCTGATAAGGTGCTCACCTTCGAGGACCCGGAGGTGAAGCTCGGCGAGTTCGCAGCAGCCAGCCTGACCGGCTACATCGAGTCGAGACGCGATTCCCTGCGCAACCTGGCCGCCATCTCGCAGACGCCGGCGCACGCACTGCGCGGCGAGCTCGTCAACCTCTCCGCCGAGGCCCTCGCAGCCGCCGAGCAGGCCGAGCGCCGCAAGGTGACGGAAAACTCGACCATGTTCGGCGAGTCCTGGGAGCAGGTCCTCGAGCTGGCAGGTGTCGAGGACGGAGTGGAGGCCGACCCGCAATCGCAGGTCCGCTGGCGTGACACCGAGGCGCGTGCATATGCGGCCACGGTCGACGCCCTCGGCAAGCTCGCGCAGATGCTCGGCATCCCCGTGCGGGAACTGTGGGAGAAGGTGCCGGGCGTCACGCAGGCGGACGTGGAGCGCTGGAAGGCGGCCGCGGCGGAGGGCGACTCGCTCACGCAGCTCAGTACGATGCTCGACCGGCAGGCCACCGGCCTCGACGCCGGGACGGTCATCTGATGGCGCGCACGGCGGAAGGGGCGGCGCTCACGGACCTTCACCGCCGGCAGCAGCTTGCGTTGCGGGCGGCCGTCGTGCGGGACGTGATGAAGCTGTGGCCGATGTGGGCGCCGAAAGACCCGGGCTCCTATCTGGCTTTCGAGACGGCCATGGTGCTGCTTGTGCAGTCGCGGTCCGCTCTCTCAGCGACCATCGCGGCGCGCTACTACCGGGCGTTCAGCGCACTCGAATCGCCGGGCGTCGAACTGGTCGGCGACCTCGGGCAGATCGCGCTCGCCGCGCGGCCGCCGGTTGCGCAGATACGCGCCTCACTCTCGGCGACCTCACGCGCCGGCGTCTTCCGTGCCCTCGGGGCCGGCCAGTCCTACGCGCAGGCCATGGCCAACGGCCTCGTTGAGGTCTCGGGGGCAGCGTCCAGGCTGGCGATGAACTCCGGCCGCGACACCATCGTCGAAGCCGTGCAGCACGATCCCCGCGCTCTTGGCTGGGCGCGCGTCACGGACTCGGCGCCCTGCGCCTTCTGCGCCATGCTCGCCAGCCGCGGCCCGGTCTACAAGAAGGAGACCGCCGTCCGTACCAAGGGCGGGCGGAGGTACCACGATCACTGCGGCTGCACGGCAGAACCCGTCTACGAAGGCTCCGAGTGGCCGGGCCGGGCGCGGGAGTTCCGCGACCTGTGGGAAGAGGGGCCATCACTGAGTGAGTTCCGGCGGAAGCTCGCGACAGGCGAGGCGCCGGCAGCGCGTCCGTGGCGTGACTTGCCACAGGCAGGCTGACCACCACCCGACACGGGAGACGAACGATGCCGACAGCGGCAGAGATAGCAGCAGAGCAGATCGCGGCAGGGCGCGCGGCCGAATCGGCTGCATCCGACAGTGGGAACGGCGCTCTTCAGAAGGGCTCCGGCGACGAGACGCCCGAAAGTCTGCGCGCCGACCGTGACAAGTGGCGGAGCATCTCGAGAAAGCACGAGGAGATGTGGAAGGCGTCCGGCAAATCACCGGACGACTTGAAGGCTCTCCTCGCGGCAGAGCGGCGTCTGAGGGAGGCCGAAGAGGCCGACAAGTCCGAGCTGCAGAAGGCGGTCGACAGGGCCACCGCGGCAGAGAGGCTGGCCGCCGACACGGAGGCCAAGGCGACGCGCTACGAGGTTGCCGCGGAGCTGGGCATCCAGGCCAAGCACCTCAAGTATCTCGCAGGGTCGACGCGGGAGGAGATCGAGGAGTCCGCCAAGGGCATCCTCGCCGACTTCCCCGAGACATACGCCGGGCACGACGCCTCCGGCAAGCCGACACGGCCAAAGGAGCGGCTGCGCTCGGGCGCGGGGCCGGTCGACGAACCCAGTCCCAACCAGGTCATCAACGACCGCATCCGGCAGGCAGCCGGAAGAACAACCTGAGACCAAGTGAGGTAGACAATGGGCTACGCAAACATCACAGGGCGCGCCAATGTCGACGCCCTCATCCCCGTCGAGGTGTCCAGGGAGATCATCAAGAGCGTCCCTAAGGGCAACCCGATCATGCAGCTCTCGCGGCAGCTGCCGAACCTCTCCGCCGCGCAGCGGCGCATGCCGATGTTCGGCACCTCGCCCTACGCGTACTTCGTCAGCGGTGAGGCGGGGCTCAAGCAGACGACCGAGGTCGACTGGACGAACAAGTACATCGACGCCGAGGAGATCGCCGTCATCCTGCCGATCCCGCTCGACGTTCTGGACGATGCCGACTACGACATCTGGGGTGAGTCCAGGCCCGAGATCGAGAAGGCTTTCGGTCGTACCATCTGGGGCGCCGTCGCCTACGGCACCAACATCCCCGCGTCGTGGACCACCAACCTCGGGGGCGCCGGCCTCGTGGCTATCGCCACAACGGCCGGCAACGTCGCCTCGGCTGCCGCGTTCGCGGACCTCTACGAGGCCATCGCAGGCGAGTCCGCCGACGGTGCGGCCGACGGTCAGCTCATGCGTCTGGAGGCCGACGGCTACATGGCCACCGGGCACATCGCGGCCGTCAATCTGCGCGGCCGGCTGCGCAACTGCCGCAGCGCCGACGGCGTGCCGCTGTTCACGGTCGCTCCGCAGGACGCGACGCGCTACGAGATCGACGGCGCACAGACCTACTTCCCGACGGACGGCTCGGTGAGCGCAACGCAGGCTCTCGACATCGCCGGCCAGTGGGACCAGCTCGTCTACGCCATCCGCCAGGACATGACCTACCAGATCTTCACCGAGGGCTCCATCACCGACGCGACCGGCCACACCATCCTCAACCTCATGCAGCAGGACTCGGCTGCGCTGCGCTGCGTCATGCGCCTCGGCTTCGCGCTGCCGAACCCGCCCAACGCCATGAACGCGGCGGCCGCGACCCGCTGCGCGTTCTCACTGCTGACCGCATGACCCACAACCACTGCCACGTGAGCGCCCGGCGGCGTGCTGCGTCGGGGCTCGCGAGGTAGGGAGGAAACGAACATGGGACTGTACCCCAAGGACGTCAGGGAATACGCGGCTCTCGGCGGCGTACCCATCGGCTACAAGAGCAAGGTCTTCATCGTCGATACGGAGAACGGCGACGATGACAACAGCGGCCTCAAGTGGGACTCGCCGCTGAAGTCGCTGGAGGCTGCCGAAGACCTCTGTGCGGCCAACCGCCACGATACCGTGCTGTTCGTGGCGCGCGCCACGGCGGACAACCCGACGGCGCAGATCGCATGGGACAAGGCATACACGCATCTCATCGGCGTGGGCTCCGACCTCCCTGGCCTCGGCAACCGTTGCCGCGTGGTCCAAGCGGCCGCGACGGCGCTTGCCACGCCGGTGATCGCGTTCTCCGGCGACGGCTGCATCGTGCGCAACATGCAGTTCGGCAACGAGTACACCGTCGGGGCGATGGGCGTCGTGAGCCACACTGGATCGCGCTGCCTGTTCGAGAACGTGTTCTTCATGGTCCCGTTCGGCGTCACTGCCGCGTCGTACTCGCTCAAGCTGTCCGGCGGCGAGAACGTGTTCAAGCGCTGCACCATCGGCCAGCAGACCTCGGTACGGACTGGGGCCAGCCGGAACCTGTGGATCCATAAGGGCGCCGGCAGCAACCAGCGCAACAAGTTCACCGACTGCGAGTTTCTCTCATGGTCGAGTGCCACGACTCACGTGCTGGTCTACACGGACATTGACATCAACAACGAATGTTTCATGGTCGAGTTCGAGAACACCCTCTTCGCCAATCTCAACGGTTCTGGCGAGGCTGGTGGCGTCTTGGCCGTGGCGATTGACGACAACTGCGCCGTGCACCATCAGATCCTGCTTCGCGGTCAGAACAACTGCTTCGCCGGCTGCACGGCCGTGGCTGATCCGCTCACCTACGTGCTCAAGGCCGAGACCGGCACCGGCACGCAGAGCGGCCTGCTCATGGCGACGGTGGCCGAGTAATCGGGCTGTGATGTACCAGCTACTCCTTCACCTCGATCTCGATAACGGCGGCGTGGCCGACTTCCGCTGGTCGTTCGACACGCTGCAGAAAGCGAGGCGGGGGCGGATCAGCTTGCAAGAAGACCTCGCCGGCGAATCCGTGACCCTGGCACTTGCCGACTGCGATGGCGGGCGCGAGGCGTGGATCCCGAAGGTGCACATCGTGGCCGCCGCTCTCGACATCACCCCAGACATCAGAATCGGTCCAACTCTACCCGCCAAGCCTGGGGACGCGGGCTGTCCCGTCCCCAGACACCACCACTCACCACGAGGTGAACCCACATGGCACTCGTCGAACACACTCATGATAAAGGCTGGCTGTCCTTCGAGATCGAGGGGAAGGTCGCACACAGCGCCGACGCCGCCGGCTGCCTCGCCTACATCCAGAACCCTGAGGGCTTCCCGATCATCATCACGGCCTGCGTGGTCTACGGCGTGACGAACTCGAACGGCGCCTGCAATCTCACCATCGGTCACGCGCCCACGGTGGTCGGAGCCCACGACACCACGCAGCTCTTCGCGGCCGCGGCCCAGGCCGACTCACACGGTACGGCCATTACCGGCATCGCCAACGGCGACGTGGCCGACTCTCTGCCCGTCGTCCCCACCGACTCCTACATCTGCGCGTTCGCCTCGGCGGATTCGACCGGGCTGGAAGCAATCGCGTACATCGAATACGTGCGCGCCGTCGAGTTCACGGCCTGATCCATGGCCGATCTCGCCACACTCGCGAACTTCGAGCCCAGACCGTGAGCTTCGTCACCCTCAGCGACTTCGAGGCGCGCTACGAGAACACCGTCCCCGCCGCCGATGAGGATCGCGTCTCAGTCCTCATCGAGGACGCCTGTGACATCGCCGCCGATATTATCGGCAGCAACTACACGTCCGGCGCGGTCCCCGGGGCGATCGTCGCCACGGTCTGCACCGCCGTTCGCCGCGCCTACGAGAACCCCACCGGGCTGGCCGGCGAGACGATCGGCGATTACACCTGGCGCGTTGGCTACACCGGCACGCGGAGCGGCTCCTCCTCAGGCGTCTACTTCACGCAGGAAGAGGCGCGCGTCATGCGCCGCGCCGCCGGCACGCTGAGCCTGAAGACCATCACCCTCGAAACGTACCTGCCGCTGCCGGCGCTCGACCCCAGCCTCGCCTACCTGAATGAGGACGGCGTCGTGATCGTCAACGCCGCGGAGCCCGAGGAGCTATGAAGACCATCCCGCGCAGGCTGCTCAAGGACCCCGTGACGTTGGAGCCCTACGAGGGTGACGGCGCCTTCGGTCCGACCTACGCGGCTGCCGTCACCGTGTTCGGCAAGGTCTCTTACACGCGCCAGCTTGTCCGCGACGCAAGTGGTGAGGAGGTCGTATCAGAAGCGACCGTCTATCTGGCCCCGGAGGACGCGGCGCCGGTCGTGGTCGGCTCCCGCGCCACCATCGACGCCCGCATCAGCAGGGTGATCACCGTCAGCCCCCAGGCGCGGCCGGGGGAGGACGTGCTCGTGAAGGTGATGTGCTCGTGAGCCGCCAGAGCAAGTGGCATGCGGAGAAGGCCGAGGCGGCCGTCAGGCGCGGCGCGCTTGACGGTCTCCAGAAGTGGGCTGACGACGTGCTGGCGGACTCTACGGAGCGTGCGCCGGTCTCTCCGAACCAAGGCGGCGGCTTCCTGCGCGGATCCGGAGAGGTCAGCCTCGACGAGGGCCAGATGCTCGCGGCCGTCTCCTACGACTCGCCGCCCGCACGCAGCCACGCTCCCGCCAAGCCCGGCATGGCCATCGGGGTGCACGAGCACATCAACGTCAAGCACGCCGTCGGCGAGGCGAAGTTCCTCGAGACGGCTCTCCAGGTGAGCGCTCCCGCAGGGCTCGCCGAACTGGCGGCCGCTCTCCGCAGGAGCTTCAGGTGATCGCCGCGGCACTCGCCCACTACCTCGACAGCCTCAACCTCGTCGACTACCAGGAGGACGGTGACGGCGACTGCTTCATCCACCGCCTGCCGCCGGAGCCTGATGAGGCGGTCATGGTGACCGCCTACGGC